TCTGTTTAAATCGTACTTGCTAGTACAGACAGCTAATCGTTGCTCGGAATTAATATATTCACTCGCCATAGTGTCATCTCCCATACATCTATTTAAAAAATCTTGCCTGCCTTCATTGTTGTTCGGTTTTGGAATAGGCATATATAACTACATATAGTATCGTAAACATTAATCAGATACAACATCTGCCTCATCTGTATATATTATTATGCATCTGCAATTTATTACGTTTTTTACACCACCTTTTGCATCGCCTGCAAATTCCATGTTAGTACCACCAACAACAAAATTTTCATTCATATCTACAGTCTGACCATTTGCTAAAGAATGTGCAGACCTTGTTCTCTTGTCATTTGTAGCTACCCACCTTTTTTTCATGCTATTGCCCAAGTTTGCTTGCGCTGTTAAATGATAAGCATGGTTGCTATAACCTGCTGCATTGTGGGTTTCTGTTCTTGCTATCAAGGCTGCTCTGCTTCTACTTATAGCTAAAAATTTAGTTTGCACTTGTTTTGCTATCTGCGGAAGTGTTAAACCATCAGCCCTGCCTGCTTCTATAAGATTACTAATTCTTGTTGCCATCCTGTTACTAATACCTGCTAATATTAGCTGTCTACTATTAAAATATTCATTTACAACAGTTTCAAAATCTTCGCTTCTACCAAAAACGTATGCTTCTTCTTTTTTATTGTTAAAATAATTATCTTCATTATTTTTGTACATAGCTTGGAACACCCTTCTATAGTGAGATAACATAAGAGGTACAAAATCTTCATTGAGTGCGCGAGCGGCTATTGTAGGATCATATATGCCAAATTCTTTATACAAATACAATTGCACATTTAAAAATTTTCTAAATAGAGTATTTAGTCTTTTGTAAAATCTTTTTTCAAGATTGTTTCTTATTATAAGCTGTTTTCTCGCTTCCTTTCTTGCATTAACCCTGCCTTGCCTAAAAGTTAGGAAACTATTTGGAACTTCAATTTCAGCCATCAGAAGTAGTTTTATTGTCTCTTTCGTTTTGTATTTGACCCCATACTTTTTTTGACCAACCAAAACCTGCATCACCACCCCACAAAGCCCATGCAATTCTACCTGCACTTGGGTAGCCTTCAGTACCTTTTTTAAAGCCTTTGCCTTGTTTGTCTACTTCATGCCTACTAAAGTAGCTGTACATTCTTTTAACAGTATCAGGAGAAAGGTTTTCTTTGTTAGTTAGTTGGTTTGCTCTAGCAACGCCAATTTCAGTTCCACCTCTCTTAAACTCTCTACGCCAATTTAAACCCCTTTGTGCTTCTGTTGCCATTGCATCTGTAGGTTTAGTGTCAATATCACTAATAGCTTTTATTATTTCTATTAATTCTTTATCAATATTTTTTTCATCTTCTTCTTCATAATCTTCTAAGTCATCATCATTAATAGGATTAGTAGCTTCAGGAACAGCAGCATCAGTTAATGGAAACATGTTAGCTGATATGTATAACTCGTCTGCACCTTCTATAGTTCCTAGACCTAATTGTTCTCTAGCTTCATTACGCGTCATTATTCCTTCTCTTACAGCGCTTGTTACATTTTCATAAGTTCTTTTTCTTCTTTCTGATAAAGCAGGTATAGAGTCAATATCAAACTCTAGAGTTAATCTATCGTCAAACATTGGTATAAGCCACTCATTTAAATCAGATTGCATTTTTTTAAGATGAGGTATTATGGTTTCTTCATATAGGGCTAGTCTTGCTTCAGCTACATTGGCATAAGTTTGTGCATCAGGCACGCCTACAAGCTGCGAGGGCACGCCAAAACATAAAGCAATATCAGTAGCAGCCATATTTTTAAGTTGATGAAAATCCATATCCTTGGGGCTTAAACCCATTTCTTTCCAATCAAAATCTCCTTCAAGAAGCATTGGTCTACCTGCATTACCTGCGCCACTAAATCTATTATTAAGATCAGTCAATAATTGTTGTCTCTGTGATTCTGAAAGGTTTACTGCAAAGCCTGCATCATCTTGTGGTTTAAAAATTACAGCACCACTTGGTCTTGCACCATTATCCAATAAATTTACATTATGTTTACTAGTCATATTGTGTTGATCTACTTCTACAGCAGCAGCGCTTAGAGGACTTAAACCATAATAATCATCTAATGGATTCCATAATTTAATATGTTTTACTTCACTAAATCCATCTACTTGATCTACTGGGTATGTAGCTTGCACTCTACCATTTACCATATATTCATATTTATCAGGTATTGGATTGCCACCGCCTTTGATAGTTATTCTATCAGGTCTTAATTGGTGTAATTCTGTAGGCGCGCCACTATCACTACCTATTTTGAGGACATAAGCATTACCACTAAGAAGCACATAACCGAAAAGGCTATTAAAAAATTCGGAATAAGATTGTAAAGGGTTAGGTCGTTTGAGTAGATTAATAAGGGGGTGCTGTTCAACAATTTGATCTCCATTTTTTATTATGAAAGGTACTGCACTAGCGCCTTTACTTATTTCATTTACACATCTATAAACTATTGCATTTTTTAAATAACCTTCATTAGCTAAATCTGCATATTTATATTTCTTTGTTTGTGTAGTACCTACACCAAAATAACCCATCATATTTGAGTTTTTAACTTCACTTTTAGTATTAAAAAGTCTTTGTAAAAATGTTTTTTCTGCCATTAGCTTATTCTCCAATTTACTTGTCCTTTAGATTTACTTAGCTCGGTTAAACCCCATACTAAAGCATCTAATCTATCAGGACTTGGTTTTGGTCTATCTCCTGTATATGTAGTCATTTGAGACTCCAATTCAGAAAAATACCCAATATGATGAACGCGCCTCTGCTCATATAGTGCTGCAATAGGTTCTGCTCTTACAAGTTTACCTCTTGTAGCGGTTACTGATTTATAAGGAATATTTATATCTATAGCCCTTAATAATCTTTCCACCAAATCACCACCATTATTTGTTTCTGCAATTACTCTATCTGCTCCCCATTCATAGAAAGCCTTTATTGCTATCTTACCCCATTTATCAGGAGAATACTTCCCTGATATATCTTCTAATACATAATACTCATTTTGAACATCTTTTCCAACTACCATGATACCAGTTTCATCAGAATCTGCCCCACTTGTGACTGCAGGGTCTATGGCTACTATAATTTGCGTATAATCTTTTTTAGTATCAGCAGGTAAACGCGTTTCCTCAATAAGATCATTATTCCACAAAGCACCTTCTAACATATTTAAAACTTCTGCATATAGCTCTTGCCTTCCTAATGTAGTGCCTTCATATTTTTCTTTAAGCATTGCCAGTGCGCTTTTAGCTAAATTAGCTTCGTTTTCAAACGTACTACCTGTAGTAACTACAGTGTCGTTTCTTTCAATTAGGCTTCTGATAATAGGTGTTGGTTTAGGGGTGGTTGTAATAATGCATTGTGGGTTGTCTCCTAGCCTTAGACCAAACATTAATTGGTCAAATGTCTCAGGGTATCTCCATGCAGCTAATTCGTCACACCATGCCCTATGAAACTGCGGACCCCTTAATCTGTCAGGCTCTATTGCAGCAAAGCCCATAATTTTTGAGCCATTGGCTAATCTTATTTCTGCAGTATTGGTTGAGTAACTTTTTCTACCTCTTGAAACAAAATAACATTCTTCAGGAATTATAGATAATAAACCACTAGGACCACCAAAACATACACGTCTTAAATCTCCAAAGGTAGGAGCAATCACAGCACTTATGGTATTAGGATTGCGCAAAGCATATAGAGCAATGTCTTGTGCGCCTGTTCTTGTTTTCCCCCAACCACGACCAGCAAGTATTAACCATATGTGGTATTTTTCAGATGGTGTTATCTGTTTTGCTCTAGCTGTAGTAAGCCAATCAGTGTATAGAGCTAGAGTCTTCTTCTCGTATATCTTCGGCGATGCTATCCAATCGCTCCAAAGCTCTTCTGAATGAGTCGCTGTCTTGGACATTTGTATTTACTTCCATGTTATCTGTAGCTTCACCTAGTGCTAATTTAGCTACTCTTTGTGCATTGGTAGCAGCACTGGATAAAGCGACAAGGGTTTGCGGTTGCACATCTTTGTCAGGCGCAGCATTTTTGCTAATCACCTTTCCTATTTGTCCCATTATACCTTTTGCTATAGCGAGACTTGTCCTATCAAAATTAATACTTTCTTGAACTAACTCTTTTTTTCTGCGCGCATCTAATTCAATTAAATAAGAGTCTTGGAACTGTTTTTGTTTAATAGTCCAATCATCTTTTTTTGCATGTTTATAAAGAGTGGGTTTTGGTATCCCATAATCTGTAGCTAACTGATCTATAGTAAATAGCTTCCGACCACCTGTATTTGCTTCTATACCTTGCACGAACTTGTTTCTTATTTCTTCTAATAAGGTTGGTGTTAGTTTTTTAGCTTCTGATTTTTTAACCATAATTTATCTCTATTTATCGTTATTCTCACTTCAAAAGCCCTAAAAGTAAAGAAAAAAGCCCAAAAAGTGCATTTAATTCTGTTTTACTGTTTACATTTATAAACATTAGTATTAAAATTATTGGGTTAAGTAAATAATTATAAGGAGAAAACATTGAATAACTTAAACAACAACTACCCTACATTAACTGATCGCACCTTTGGTGTTGAATTAGAGTTTGTAGGTGTTAGACCACAAGAGGTAGCAAACGTAATTAATGCAACTGGTATTGATTGTTACTTTGAAGGCTACCATCATAATACTACCCCTTACTGGAAGTTAGTTACTGATGCCAGTTTAGATGGTGTGGGTGGTGAGATAGTTAGTCCTATATTAAAAGGCGAAGATGGCGCTAAACAACTAGAGCAAGTTATAGCAGCTTTAGATACATTAGATAACATTAGAGTTAATGTGCAATGTGGTTTGCATGTGCATTTAGATGTAAGTGATTTAACAGTTGGTCAGATACAAAGTGTTTACGAGAGATATGCAGATTATGAAAGCCAAATAGATATGATTATGCCTAGAAGCAGACGTGGACAAAACAGCAGATGGTGTAGAAGTGTTACTGATGTTAAAGGTCGTATTAAAAATGTAAGAAGTAAAACTAAAACAGGACTAGCTCATGCAGCAGGTAGATACTACAAAGTGAATTTACAAAGTCTTACAAGATATGGAACTATGGAGTTTAGACAACATAGCGGAACTATTAATTTTGATAAGATTATAAATTGGGTTAGTTTTTTAATGGCTTTTGTTGATACAAGTGCAAAATTAACAACTAAAAATAAAACAAAACCACCTAAGAGCCGAGCATATAATACTCTTAGGACTCTTTTAGAAAATAATGGATTTAATCTTAGTTATAGATCAGGTAGTAAGCGTTGGATAATAACTAATGAGAATACAGGTTGGTTTACAGGTTTTTATGGTGAAGAATTAGAGGAGTTATATGAAACAAACAAAGAATCATCATTAAACAAATTATATGCAGAAGCATTTTTACATGAAAATTTACCTGCTGACATAGAGTTTAATTACTCTTTATGGAACTACATACCTACAACAGATAATGAAATAGATGGTGGTTGGTTAGATGGTGTAGATAATAAAGTTAAAACATTTTACCAAGAACGAGAACTAGAACTTAATTAATAAGGAGATAATATGAAATATAAGATACTAGAAACAAGACCTACAAAAGAAATGCCATACCTATATGGAGCATATGGCAGCAATCTAAACATGGCACAAATGCAATATAGATGCCCTCATGCAGAAGCATTAGGAAGCGTTATTGTTAGTGGCTTTGCTTTAAAGTTTAGAGGTGTTGCTGATATAGAAAAATGTAAAACATCAGAAGTGCCGCTAGGTCTTTGGAGAATTACAGATGCATGTGAACGTAAGTTAGATATATATGAAGGCTACCCTAATTTATATCGCAAAGAAATTGTAGACGTGCCTGCATTAAAGAATAAGTTTGGTACAACACAAGTAATGATTTATTTTATGAATAGCAAAGACGTATATCCGCCATCAAGTAGATATTTTGAAAGTATAGTAAATGGTTATACAGATTTTAATATAGGAACTGACCCACTTATGTACGCTTTAAAAGACTCGTACAGTAATACAGGAGTAAAATAATGTATATGTATCAAGAAAATGGTAATTTAAATGAAAACTTCAAGCATATGTTTTGGGATATAGAGGATGCAATTGGATTGTTAAGTTATAGTTTTGTAATAAAAAATAAAAATACTGTAATGAATTTACTAGATGCATCATTACTGCCTAAACAATACAATATATCTACTGCAAAAATGTTTGACTTTTACTTACAAGGTTTAATGATAAGACGTAAAGGATAATTTACATAATTTTTTTATTAATATATGCCAAACACTAAACATCATTAGAAGTAACATGTATATCATTAAGATGACCAATTTTTTGAGGTGTGTACCCACTTTGCTTTGCAAGTTTATCTAGGCTTACAGCAATTCTTCTATTATTTAAATCAGTGCCAATAAAATTTAGACCTAATTTATCAGCAGTAACTGGAACTAAACCTTGTCCAGTGCAGCAATCAAATACAGTTTTAATTTTATTAACATTTATTTCATGTTTAAAACTCGGTAGCGGAACTTTCATTTCGTCCATATGTGTAAAATCAAAATCTATAGATTCTTTGCCACTTCGTATATATTTACATGGTTTATTTCCATAATAAAAAACATCCCATTCTTGTGTTATATAACCATTTCTTTTTTGCAAATATTCATATGCATAATCAAAAGTTTGTTTCCCAATTTCCATATAAATAGAACCCTTTGTTTTATCAAACATTTTAAAAACGATATTTAATAATTCATGTATGTCTACTTTATCAGGTATCCCTGCTTTAGTTCTGAAAGTCGCTGCATTGCCTGAGTTCCATGGTGGGTCTACCCACATACAATCCCAATCTCCCAAATAATCTATTGCATCAAAATATTGTGGTTTCTGCATATCAGCACATATTATTTTATGGGGACCAGCTTCCCATACATCACCGAATTGAACTGGTATTCTATCACCTGCATCTCCATATTTAACTATTGGCATTTTTACACCATTCTAATAATTGTTCTGCAGGATTTACACCAAGAGCTGACTTTACAATATCAGCTTCTTCGCCACTAAATACTAAATTTAATCTGTAAAAATTTGCTTCCTTTACAGCCATATTTCTTTCTTCATCAG